GAACCGTGACTTGCCTTAATTCGGGAATTTTCTCACTCTGAAAGTGGACAGCTTTAGAAAACAAACACTTTCTTGCTAGGTTTTCGGGTTTGGTTACAGGTTTGGTTACAGGACATGAGAAATAGCCTTTCAGTTGCCAAGATTCGCGGATTGGAGCCTCAAGCGAAACGCTTTGAGGTTTCAGACGGCCGCGGCTTGGCTCTGGAGGTTAGCCCGAGCGGTTTAATGGCGTGGCGTTGGCGCTATATGCTCCGTGGACGGCCCTCAAAGATCAACCTGGGCCGATTCCCTCACTTGAGCCTTGCGGACGCACGACAGCGCCGCGACGTGCTTTTGGCGGCTGTTCGTGAAGGCCGATCCCCGGCAGAACAGCGCCGCGCGGAGCAACAGTCTCAAGGCATGACGTTTGAACGGTTTGCGGAGCTGTGGTTGACACGGCAAGTGAGCCGCAAGCGTGAGGATTTGAAGCCGATCCGGCGCTATTTGAACCGCGATATTTACCCGGTGATCGGCAAAAAACCATTGGCAAGCGTTGAAAAGAAAGACTTTCGGGAAATCATCGAGCGCAAGATGGACGCCGAACACCCGCAAGCCGCGTTGGCTCTGCGCAACATCTTCAAACGGATCTGGGATTACGCGGTTGAGTGTGAAATCACAGACAAAAGCGCCGATGTGATGATTCCAAAGGCGAAATACGTTGCTGAGAAGTCAGAACGGAGTCGGGCGCTCAAAGAGGCGGAGATTCGGTTGTTTCTGCGCGCCCTTGAAACAGCCCGGCTCAAACCGCAGTTGAAAGACGCTTTGCTCTTGATTTTGTTGACATTAGTCCGCAAAAGCGAGTTGCGGCTTGCGCGTTGGGTGGAGTTCGATCTTGAGCGCGCAGAGTGGGCGTTGCCGGAAGAGCACAGCAAAATGGATACCGCGCTTGTGATCCCGTTGAGCCGGCAAGCGGTTGAGGCGTTGCGCCGGCAACGGGAACGCTATCCATCGGCAACGGTTGTGTTCCCCATGCACGGCGCGTTGCACACGCCATTTGCGCCCAGCACATTGAATCGGGCGCTCAAGCGTATCCCTGTGAAGATTGAACACTTTACGGTTCACGATCTACGCAGAACAGCGGCAACCAACCTGGCCGAGAAAGAGTTCAACGAGGCTTGGATTGAGAAGGCGTTGAACCACAACAAGAAAGGCGTGGCCGGCATCTACAACCGCGCACAGTATGCAGCTCAACGCAGTGCGATGTTGCAGCAATGGGCTGATTACTTGGACACACTGAAAGGCTAAATGATGGCTTACGAATACGTGAAGCGGTATTACAACGTGCCAGCAGAACCTGGGACACGGGTCACCCTCAACGAACCTGGATGCAAAGCCAAAGACGGTGTGATTGTGCGTAAGTCTTGTTATGACAGTCATGTGCATGTGCGCTTCGATGGAACAAAGTTCGATGTGCCATGCCATCCGCAAGGATTGATCTACCATCCCCGCGTGCCCGGACCACCCCAACCACCCCGGACGAATGAGCACGCGGTTGCATAATTGGCGCGGTTTCGAGCCACACAGGTAACACAGAGATAGAGGGCGGTTGCGGGATGGGACGGCTTGAGGGCCGGTGCGCTGTGAGGCTTTGCCTGTATATCCAGATTCCCGAAAGGGCCAACCGCCAACTCTATTGGAGGATCACAAGCGTAACCCATTGACAGCGTAGCAGTTGTGAGCACACACGGAGATGGTCTATCAGTGAGGCAAGCCTCGCGGGTCCTTCCCCGTATGGCTCATCTGAGGGTGACGCATGGCCCCACGTGTGCCCTAGCGCCAGGGATTTTTAACCTCATTTCCGTTTCCGTGCCTATGCCTAAGCCTGAAAACCCGCGCAATTACTCCGCCTTGCCCGTTTCGGACGTTGCGGAGCTGCTTGGAGTCACTGACCGGCAAGTCCGCAACTGGATCAAAGACAAAGGCTTACAGTCCAAGAGCGATCCGCGCGGCCTGATGCTGGACTGGCCCACCACGCTCCGGTGGTACGTGGCCTATCAGGCGGACAAAAACGGCGGAAACGGCGGAAATCGCCGCCCGAATCCCGGCCAGGATGGTTCCGAATTGCCTTCCGAGACGCTGGAAGAGGCGATTTTGCGAAAAACCATGGCCGAAGCGGACCTGAAAGAGCTTCAACTTGCCCGCGAACAAGGTCAGATTGTCGCCATTACCGATCTGGAGCGCGTTCTTGCCAACTCCAACCGCTCCATTCAAACCCAAGTCCTCGCCCTGCCCGCCGGCCTCGCTCCCCAGCTCATCGGCATGGATGATCGTCAGAAGATTTTCAACCTGATCGACCGGAGTTGCCGTTCGCTGCTCAGCAACCTGGCCAACATCGATGCCATCCGCCAGGCCCGCGCCCAGGAGCCGGAATCGGAAGAGGAATGATCCGGCCCCGCCAGCCCTACCAAACCAGCCCCGAGGGTATGGCCGCCACGGGCCGCGCTTTCAACAAGGCGCACAAGATGTTTTTGCCGCCCGCGCCCCTCACCCTCTCCCAATGGGCGGATGAGTACGCCCACATTCCCAAGGAAAACTCAGCGGCTCCCGGAAAGTTCCACACCTCCACGCTGGAGTATCAGCGCGGCATCATGGACGCCATCACCGATCAGGACACCGAGACGGTTGTCTTGATGCTGGCCGCGCAGTCCGGAAAAACGCAGTGCGCCAACCTCAACCCCATCGGCTACTACAGCCATTGGGAGCCGTCGCCGATCCTGTGCGTACAGCCCACCCTGGCCGAGGCGGAGAAGTTCTCCAAAAACCGCATCGCCAAGATGATCCGCGATACGCCCGTGCTCCGCGAACTGTTTCCCTCGCCGCGCTCACGGGACTCCGGCAACACGCTGCTCAATAAAGAATTCCCCGGCGGCGTTCTTGTCATAGTCGGCGCGAACTCCCCGCTGGGTCTGCGCGGCCTTCCTGCGCGCGTCATCCTCATGGACGAGGTAGATGGATACGAGGAGTCAGCCGGCACGGAAGGCGACCCGGTTGACCTTGCGAAAAAGCGATCCACCAAGTTTTGGAATCGCAAGATCGTCCTCACCTCGACGCCGCATATCAAGAACCTATCCCGCATCGAGCGCGCCTTTGACTCCAGCGACAAACGGTACTACTACGTGCCGTGCCCTCAATGCGGTGAGATGCAAAAGCTGGAGTGGCCGCGCCTCAAGTGGAAAACCGAAGACATCGCCGTGAACTCACGGCCGCGCGTGGTCGATTGGTACTACGTCTGTGTCAACGGTTGTGAAATCCGCGAACGCTCCAAGCATGAGATGATCCGCAGCGGATCGTGGCGCGCCACCGCCGTGAGTCACGACGGCAAGACGGCCGGATTCCATCTCAATGCGCTCTACGGCGTTGTCGATTGGTTGAACCTCATTCAGGAGTGGCTCGAAGCGCAGACATCTCTTGAGCGGATGAAAGTCTTTGTGAACACGAACCTCGCGGAGACGTGGGAGATTCGTGGCACCGGCGCGAACATGACAGAGCTGGAAAAGCGTCTGCGCTTCGCACGCGAACCGCTTCCCTCCGGCGTTCTGTGGCTCACCGCCGGCGTCGATACTCAGGACAATCGCCTGGAATGTACGGTGTGGGGATGGGGCCTTGACGATGAACGATGGTCCATCGAACACAAGGTATTTCCCGGTGACACATCGTTGCCCGAAACCGATCCGGCCAGCCCGTGGGCCGCGCTCCGTGAGTACCTGTTGGAAGACTGGGAACACGCCCTGGGCGTTACGATGCGCATCTCTACCGCGCTCATTGACTCCGCCGGCCACGCCACGGAACGGGTGTACGCATTCACGCGTAAAAACGAGTTGCGCCGCTGGCACGCCATTGTAGGCCGCGCCGGCATCGGCAAGCCCTTGATTAGCTCTGGAAACCGCGTCGGCCCATATAAAACGCTGGTCTACACCGTGGGCACTGACACCGCCAAGGAAGATGTATTCACATCGTTGCGCGTCCACAATCCCGGTTCGCAGTATACCCATTTCAGTGATGCGCTCGATGCTGAGTATTTCCGTCAACTCACTGCGGAAAAGTTCGTCATCACCAAAAAAGACTTTCAGACCGTTGGTAATTGGGTTAAGACCGGCGAACGCAATGAGGCTCTCGATTGCGCCGTCTACGCCCGCGCCGCCGTATCCGTGCGCCGGCCAAACTTCCGCAAGATAGCCCGTAGCCTATTCCGCGCGGCGGAAAAGATTCGCCTTGAGCGCGAGGCCGCCGGTATGCCGGCTCCCGCGCCCGCCGAGGATTACATCGGATCGGATGGGGAATCAGTTGAAAGCGAAACGCCGTCCGATTGGGCACAGAAGACAGCCGACACCGCTGTGAAACTCGCAGAGGTGCTTACCCAGGCAGCTAAACCCGCTCCCATGCGCCGGCGGCCCTCCGCAGCATCCCGGCTCCGCAACTTTGGCCGGACCCTCTAAAAAGAAATCACTCGGTATCGTGCTCGCCGTCACATATCGAGCTATGATTGCATCGTACGATACAAACAGATCAGGAAAGAGAGAGCACGATGAAAGACAAGATCACAGAGCAGCAGTACCTCGATTTTCAAGCCGCGTTCGATTTCTTCAACGCTCAGCTCTTTGCGGACACGCTCCCTCAAGTGCTGGTCACCTTGCAGCGTCACGCCAAGGCGCGCGGATACTTCGCGCCGGAACGCTTCCATGGACGCGGGAACAAAGTCACCATCCATGAGATTGCGCTCAACCCCGATTGCTTCTGTGATGAGACAGACGAGCGCATTCTCTCTACCCTGGCTCACGAGATGGCTCACCTGTGGCAGCAAGCCCACGGCCGCGCTCCGCGCCGTTGCTATCACGACCGCGAGTGGGCGGGGAAGATGAAAGCTATTGGCTTGCAGCCCACCACGACGGGTGGTCCGGATGGCAAAGAGACAGGCCAGCACGTCACCCACTTTGTGGTGAAGGATGGTCCCTACGCCCGCGCCTATGCCAAGCTCAAGGCCAAGGGCCTCAAGCTCCGCTGGGAGTCGCCCGCGCCCATGGCCGCCGAGGCCAAGGCCAAGAACGAAAGCAAGACAAAGTTCACATGCCCATCGTGCGAACAGAACGCTTGGGCAAAGCCGGATGCCGTGCTGATCTGCGGCAACTGCTTTGAAGATGATCCCAGCGACCCGCAAACCATGCTTGCCAACGCTTAAAAGCTCTAAATTCGCGCTAAATCGCCAAGGTTGCCCATAGTCAAGTTATGGGCAACTTACTCAATCCAGCTACGCCGATCAACCAATTCTATGATTCCGATATTCCGCTGGAGCCCACCGACCTCCGCGCCGGCGATTCATGGAATTGGATGCGCGTGTTCCCTGATTTCCCCAGCGGACTCTACCAGCTCAAGTACATCCTCAACAGCGCGAACAACCGCTTTGTGATCGATGGAACGCTGGCCACGAACCCGCCCATTATCGCCGATAGCGACGGTCAATCCTTCGATATTCAAGCGCCCGCAACGCTCACCAACGGATGCCCGGCCGATACCTATCAGCTTGCGGCCATCCTGATCGGCATTGCGGGCACCACGGCCGCCGGTGAGCAAGTCACCTTGCCGTTGCAAGACGTGTGCGTGTCGCCGAACCTGGCCGCCGCCACCGGCCCCGTGGATACGCGCTCCAACGTCAAGAAAAATCTTGACGCCGTTGAAGCGTGTCTCCTGGGCAACACCGACCCCAGCGTCTCTGAGTACATGATTAACGGCCGCCAGCTCCGCCGCTTTCCCCGCGCCGACCTCATCAAAGAGCGTTCGTTCTGGCGCGCACAATACAAAGCCGAACTCCGCGCCAAGGGTGAGTATGCCCCGCGCCGCGTAATTGGTTTCCGTTTCACAACGAGTCTGTAAGGGAGCCGCATGGCACACGTTGAACCCATCAATCGCAGCATCGTTTCCCGCTTCCGTGGCGCTATCGATGTGTTCCTTGGCAAGCGTTCGCTCACTTCCGATTCCACCCTGGCTCAACTCGGCGGTTCCAACGGATACTCCGGCTTTCAGGCTGCAAAGCAAAACCGGATGAGTGTCGATTGGCCCTCCGCCTCGCGCTCCGCCGACCAGGACTTAATGGTCGATCTGCGCAAGCTCCGCGCCCGCGCCCGCGATCAGGCCATCAATTCGCCTATTGCTTCCCGGTTCCTGGGCATGGTGCGCGCCAACGTTGCCGGCCGCCACGGCGTCAAGCTGGCGTTCAAGGTTGCCCAGGTGCGCAAGAGCAAACAGAGCAACGGACTTGATGAAAAGGCCAATGATGAGTTGCGCCGCGCGTGGCGTGAGTGGGGCAAGAAAGGCTCCTGCACCGTCTGTGGCCGCTACTCATGGCGCGAGGTGCAACGGCTCATCACAGAGAACACAGGCCGCGACGGAGAGCAGCTTATCCGCAAAGTCTACGTGCCCAAAACCGTCAACCCGTTCGGCTTTCAGATACAACTGATCGACGCCGATCAGCTTGACGACAATTACAACCTCATGGGCCGCGCTGATGGCACACAGATACGCATGGGCGTCGAGGTGGACGCCAACCAAAAGCCGCTGGCTTATCACATCTTTCAGGGCAACCCCTACGAGGCGTCGTTCGGTAGCTCCAACCGTGTGCGCGTTCCCGCCGATCAGATCATTCACTGGGTCATAGCCCACCGCACCGGCCAGACGCGCGGTTATCCTTGGATGGCTTCCGGCATGGGCCAATTGCGAATGCTTGACGGCTACTTCCAGGCGGAACTGGCCGCCGCGCGCATCGGCGCTTCCATCATGATGTCTATCGAGACGGCCAAGGACGCCGATCCCGACGCCGATGAAATTGAAGGCGACGGCGTCAACGCCGATGGTTCCAAGGCTATCGACATCGGCATCGGCAGCGCCCTTGACCTCACGGGCACCGGGGCCACCCTCAACAATCACACGCCCACACATCCCACCAACGCCTTTGACGCCTTCACAAAGCAATCGGGCCGTCTTGTCTCATCCGGTTTCAACGTCCCTTATCACTCGCTGTTCAACGATCTGAGCGGCGTCAATTACAGTTCCGCGCGCATCGGCGAGATGGAGGTACGCGAATTCTGGATGGAGATGCAGACCTCGTTTATCGACAACGTGACAGAGCCTATTTACGATGCGTGGCTCGGCGCTGCTCTTCTCAATCAAGCTGTTGCGCTGCCCTTTTCTGATCGCAAGCGGTTCTGCGGTGAATTCATCAAGTGGGAGCCGCGCCGCTGGCCGTGGATCGATCCATTGAAGGATGTACAGGCCAACACCCTGCTCGTGCAAAACGGCTTTGAGACGCACGAAAGCATCCTCAACAGCGTGGGCCGTGACTTGGAAGAAACCTACACGTCACTGGCGCGTGAGCAGGAACTTGCCGACGACTTAGGCATCGCGCTTGGCACCGATATTCGCGGCCAGGGCACAAGCGAAATCAATAACGAAGATGAGACGCCGGAAGATGCCACCGGCGAGGCCCCTAAAGAGGAAGACGAAAAGCCCACGTCGCCCGCAAAACCCGCCAAGCCAAAGGCCGGCGCAAAGCCCGCGCCCGGCAAACCGAAAGTGAAACCCGGCCGCAGTCTCACGCGCGGGATGCACCCAGCCAATGCGGCCCTGTGGGACCTGACGAAAGAGGAAAACGAATGAAGAGCTTGTTACGAATTGCAGCCATTACCCTCGCGATGCTTGCCGGAATCGCATCGCTCCCCGCGCAGACCGTGAAGACTGTACCCTGTTCGTCTTTGGTTGCCGGTACGCAAGGCACGGTGACTGTGACCGCTTCCGACCTTGGCGGCTTGACGCCTCTCACGGGCATTGTGTCCTTTCAGCCAACGTTGGCAAATGGCGTAGCAGCCAGTTACCAGATGCCGAACGGCGGCCAGTCCATCTCTCTAGCCTGCACAGCCTACGCGGTAGACGGCGTGTTTTCAATCACCCTTCCCGACGTTACTTTGACCACGCCTCCGAATCTGTGTTTCAAGGTAACCGCGCAGCTCAACGGCGCACAGGTTCTGGGCCCGGGCTATTCATGCGTTCAACCGCATGGCACCGCAACCTCGCCAACCGATTGGTGTCAGGCCGGCGTATGCAACTTCGATAACTACATCCCCGTGCTGACTATCCCGCAAACCAGCTTCCCCGGATTACCTGGGCCGCCAGACATGATCGGCATGTGGAATTCGATGGTGAGCAATAACATCACCGCTGGTGGTTCCATCACGCCCGTTGCGCTTACCGATGCGGCGGTGGTCACATGGAACGCTACGAACCCTAACCTCAACGCGGCGACGTTGCCGCTCTACGCTCTGGCCGGTCCGCAGAACAACTGCGGTGCCGCGCCGCTGCAATCGTGCGTGCCGACTGCGGACGGTCTCACCGCGCGCACCATCAACCTCACAGGCATGGTGGCCGGAGGGCGTTACATGCTCGTCCTCAATGCCATGGGCGAGGCCGCCGGCGCGCAGACCGTCACTCTCGGATCGGGTTGCACATGGCAATGGTCCGTGGGGAATGTGTCCATGTCTGGAAATAGCTTTGTAATTCCCACCTGGGTCAATTTCAGCACGCTCGTGGTGTGGAGTTATGACGGCAAAACTTGCGCCGGCACTGTGGTTGACTAACCCACCGCATCGTGGTTTCGATGCCTCAACCCATTCCCAAGGAGGGAATATGAAATTGAAATTTGCGGTTTTCGGTTTGGTCTGTGCATGTGCGCTGGCGTTGGCTGTTTCGTTCTCCGGCGCGCAGAGCGTACAGCAGACGCCCATCGCTTATGACACGCTGGGCCATCCCATCTACGGCGGCCTCGATTGTGTTTCCAAGACGGCCCCGGCGGTTTGCGCCAACGACCTCACCGGCTCCGTGGTTGTGGCGGCTGGCGCTACCACCGTGGTGGTCAACGACTCTGCGGTTGCGTCCGGGTCGCACATCATTGTGCAGGAAGATTCCTCGCTGGGCACCAACCTGGGCGTTACCTGCAATGTCACCCCGGCCACCGCGCCGCCCACCGTCTCCGCGCGCGTCATCGGTACCAGCTTCACCATCACCACGACCGCGCCTACCACCAACCCGCGCTGTTTCAGCTTCCACTTGTTCAGCTAAGTCGAAAGAGCGCCAATGACTCCGTACTATGAGCACGCGGGTATCACCATCTATTGCGGGGATTGTCGCGAGGTGTTAGGGGGGGGCAGCGTGAAAGCTGCTCTCCTCTGCACCGATCCGCCGTACGGCATCGGCGCGGCGCGACATAAGTTTGGCGGCCACGGCGTCAAGCAACATCACACTGGCCTGGCGGCCGGAAAGATGATTGCGAAACGCGATTACGGCGACGGCGTTTGGGACGATGCGCCGCCCGATGCGGAGCTGATAGACCTCATCCGCTCATGCGCGCCGTACCAGATCATATTCGGCGGCAATTACTTTCAACTCCCACCCTCCAAGTGCTGGCTGGTATGGGATAAGTTGCGCGGCAATACAGACTTTGCCGACTGCGAACTGGCATGGACCAATCTCAACAAGGCTGTGCGCCGCATCGCCTATCGGTGGAATGGGTTTCTTGTGCAGCCCGGCTGCAAGGATGTGCGCACCCATCCCACACAGAAACCGCAAGACGTAATGCGCTGGGCCATCCTGCAAGCGCCCGACACGTGTAAGTCCGTGCTCGATCCATTCATGGGCAGTGGCACCACGCTGGAAGCTGCCAAGGCCCTGGGCTTGTCTGCCATCGGCATTGAGCGCGAGGAGCGTTACTGCGAAATCGCAGCTCAGCGGCTCAGCCAGGAAATGCTCATCACTGTGTGACCCGAAATTAGCGGGGTTTTTCCATTCCGCCGCACAGTGAAGTTATGAGCACTAAGAGCATACCGGCGGCGCTTCCGATGCAGTATCGGGCCGCAAAAATAGACGCGGAGCCGAAAGAGGGCGAACGGCTGTCCGGCCCCGATCCGGGCCGGTTTCGCTTTGCCGTCTCCAGCGAAACCCCGTATCTGCGGAATTACTGGGAGGGCGCGGCGAATGAGATTCTTCAGCACGACAAGAAAAGCATTCGCACGGATCGCCTCGATTCCGGCCAGGTTCCCAATAACTTCAATCACGATCCCAATAAACAACTCGGCGTTGTTGACAAGTACGAAATCAAAGACGGCCGGCTTGTGGTTGAGGGTCCGTTCAGCCGCTCGGCGTTTGCGCAGGAAAAGCGCCAGGACTACGACGACAAGATTCTTACGTCCGCATCCGTGGGTTACCGCGTTCACAAGATGGTCCGCACTGAGGATGAGGATAACCCCGATGCGCCCGACGAATGCCGTGTGACCGATTGGGAGCCGTTCGACGCATCGCTTGTCACCGTGCCCGCCGATCCCACGGTCGGTGCGGGCCGCTCTGAATCCGGCGACCAAAACTTCCCGGTTGAAATTGAAACCGTCTTGCGGCGGAGCGCTGACCCGGCTCCCGTTGCACAACCCTCCATCGTTGTTCCACCCGCACAGGAGAAAAGAAACATGGCCGAAACGGCTGAGAAAACCGCAGCGGAACTTGAGCTTGCGCGGCGCAATGACATCATGGCCGTTGCGACCGATTCCGATTTCCGCAAGTACGTCACCATTGACGAGGCTCAGAAAGCCATCGCCGATAACACCTCCTCGGACAAGTTCCGCGACCTCGTCTCCCGCAAGATTTGCGCGGCCAACGATGCCAGCAAGGTGGGCACCGCCGGCAGCAACCTTTTCGGCGAGATGGATAAGTCCGATCAGAAGCGGTTCTCCGTGTTCCGGTTGGTTCGTTCGCTCACCAATGCGGCCCGCCCCGGCTCTTTCTCTGCAAGCCTGTGCGATGCGGCCCTTGAGCGCGAGTTCAGCGATGAACTGAAAAAGAGGCTCAAGATCACCACGGAAGGCCCGCTGATTCCGGACTCAATGTCGCGCGCTCTCGGTACGCAGGGCATCGGTAGCGGAGCCGGTCAGATTGCGGTCACCTCCGAAGCCGCCGCCGTGGCAACCTACACGCGGCCGGAAGTCATCGAGATTCTGCGCAATCGTCCGCGCGTTGAGCAGCTTGGCGCGCGCCGCCTGGGCGGGTTGACCGGGGTTATCCGGTTGCCGCGTCAGTCCGGTGCCGGCACTGCGCAGTGGGTGGGTGAGGGTGCGGCTGTGACTCCCTCCGATCTGTCCATGGATTTCATTTCCGTGACTCCGCATCGCATCTCGACGCAGACCGCATGGACCGTGGAACTGTTGGCTGAAACCGCGCCCGATATTGAGGGCCTGGCCCGCGCCGATCAGGACAGGGTGATTCTGTTGGCCCTTGACCTGGCCGCGCTCAGTGGCCCCACCGGCGGCGCAAACCCGGTTGGCCTGATGAACCTCACCGGCCTCACGCTGCTTTCGCCCTCCGGCACTGCATTCGGTGACGGCGGCAAGCCGCTCACCTGGGCTGACATTCTGGCATTTGAATCCACCGTTGCAGCCGCCAACGCGGATGTGGCTACCTCCGGATTCATGTTCACGCCGGAAGTGCGCGCCCAGCTCAAAGCAACGCCGAAGTTTGCATCCGGCTATGCTCTCCCGATCTGGGATGACGGCCCCAAGGACCCGCTGGGAATCGACACGCAAGGCCCCGCCGGCTATCGCGCGGCCGTCACCAACCAGCTCGCCAAGAACGGAACCAAGGCGGGCGTAACCGGCTCCATCCTGCACAACGCCGTCTTTGGCGATTGGGGCCAGTTGATCGTTGCCGATTGGGGCGCGCGTGAGGTGGTTGTCGATCCGTACACCCAGGCCGCCAGCGGCGCGATTGTTGTCACTCAGCGCGCGCTGCACGACATCGCTTGCCGGCACGTTGCGGCTTTCGTTGCCAACCCCTACATCGCAATCTCGTAATCCAACCGCAACACAGTAACAACCAAAGGCGGGGCCGCAAGGCCCCGTACTTAAACCCTGAAGAGGTAATCGATGCTTACAGCAAACAAAGGAAACAAAACCGTCAAGGCCGTGTTGCGGGTTGACATGGTTGTGGACGGTGAGCGCATGGAAAAGGGCGAAGTGGTTGAGATGTCCGGCCACAACTTCAAGTACCTTCTCCAACACGACCGCGTAGCCGAGGCAACCGGCGAGAACGTCGCCGCCGTCAAGGCGGAAATCAAGTCCACCGAAGAGGCCGCCAAGCGCGCCGCGCAACCGTCCACCGAGGAAGTTCTCAAGGCCCGCATTGCCAACCTCGAAACAGAGCTGGCCGTCGCAAAGAAAGGCAAGTAACGTGACGGCAATCACCCTCACCCAAGCCGGCGTTTTTAACGGCCAGATTCATAACGCCGGAGACACGGTGGACGTGTCCGACGGAGACGCGGCCTGGATCGTCTCCGCCGGGCGCGCGGTCCTGGCCACAAGCGCCACGGTCACCGCCGCAACCATCGCAGCCGACACCGCTGCGGTCGCCGCCGCGCAAACTCAGCTTACCGCCGATCAATCCACCTTCAACGCTACGCAGGATGCGTTGACCAACAATCCGAACTTCTAGGCGCGCTCATGTTTGGTGATTCCGATCTGCACGTATTCTTCGATGACTTTGGCCAACAGTATCCAGTGATCTGGAATAACGAGCCGGCCGTGAACGGAATCCTTGACACGTCTACCGATGTTTTCTCCCACGGAGGCGGCCCCGGCGGATTCGAGCGCAACACGATAGTGCTGCACATTCCGTACAACGCTTTCACGGCCACGCCCAAACCTCTTGACCCCATCACCGTGGGCGGTGTCTCGTACACCGTCCACTCCCTGCCTGAATCGCGCGACATGCAGGTCACAGAGCTGTATCTCAAGCGCGCATGAGGCGCTATGCAAACCGGATTAACGAATCGAATGTTGCACGTTGAAAGGAACGTCAACCATGAGCAAGAGCGTGAATTCAGTCACCCTGCTGGGCAACGTAGGCCAGCCGCCGGAAACCAAAGCATCGCAAAATGGAACGTTGCGGACGACGGTCTCCATCGCAACCAACGAACGGAAGAAAGTCCCCAACAGCGATAAGTGGGAAGATCACACCGAGTGGCATTCGGTGATCCTCTTTGGCCGCCTGGCTGAAATCGCCCGCGACTACCTCCGCAAAGGCTCCAAGGTCTACATCTCCGGCCGCCTCCGCACCATCTCCTGGGAAGACGACACCCAACAGAAACGCTGGAAAACCAACATCGTTGCTGAGGAGCTTGTCTTGCTCGACAGCAAAGACTCCGGCCCGGCCAAGGTGCCCGATGAAGCGTACAGCGGGGCGTTCTGATGAGTTTCTGTGACCGCCTCATTATCTTCGCTCGCATCTTCTTTGGGGCCATCGAAAGCCGCAAGCGTTTGCGGGTCAAGCTCTCTGTGATTGGAGCCGGTGCCCGCGAATGCTTTGGAAAGGAACGGTGGCTCTGATGGCACAGACCATCTGGACACAGGCCGCAACGGCCATCATGACCGCACTCAACGCCATCGGCGCGCCCGCTACGTTCTACCGGGCGCGCTTTGAGGCTGTGGGTAACACTGAAACCGCCGGCAACCTCTACCCCACCAAAATCGATTGCAAGTATGAGTGCGCCCAGGACTCCGTAAAGATCGACGCCACAATGGTGGTACGCGCCAATATCGCCGCAACCAGCGAAGTTGACCTGGCCGCCGATCCGCTTGTGCAGTGGGCGTGGACTCAAATCCGCCGCGACCCCACGCTGGGCCAACTTGTGGAAGATGTCTACGTCGATAACATCGAAATCGGCTACGTGGACAAGTCCGCAAGCGACCAAGTTTGCGTGGATATGACGATCCGGGTTGAAGTAGAAGTAGACAGAAACAACCCGGCAGTCAATAAGACGTACCTGAGCTAACGCTCGCAACAAGACGTACGGCTCTCAGTTGTGAGCCTGGAGGAATAAGAAATGTCTTTGCTTGTGCCTACAGTAACCGTCACCCCAGCGCCTACTACCGTCACCGCAGTGCAGGCGGTTGCGGTCACTGTTGCCGTCACCGGCACAGGTGCCACACCCACCGGCGCTGTGAAAATCGTCAGTGGCGCATTCGCATCTGCCGCCGTGGACTTGGTGGCCGGCTCCGCAATCATCGCCATCCCGCCCGGCGCATTGGCGGTGGGCGTCAACGCACTCACCACAACCTACACGCCCGATGTGAATAGCGATGCTGTGTATACCGGAGGCACCGGAACGGCCAATGAGACGGTAACCGCCGTCAATGTGACGCCCTTAAAACTGCAAGGCTATCAAGCGCAGTTGGGCTACGTTCCGGCCGCCGGCGGAGCCATGCAGATTCTTGCCGGCCTCAAGGACCTTGACGGCGAGTTCAAGGCGGATGAGTTGGATTCGAGCGACCATGGCGGATCGTGGAAGGGCCGCATGTTGGGGATGCTCGACTTCACCGCTACCGCCAAGCTCGATTACATCGCCGGAGACGCCGGGCAGGAAGGATTTCTGGCCGCGCTCATCAACCGTACGCCGCTGCAAATCTATCTCTTCCCCAAACAGAGCACCGGCTCTGGCGTCGATGTGTACGCGGGAACGGTGGTCATTCCCAGCTACAAGTGGTCTGGCAAGATGAAGGATTTGCAGGATGCAACCTTCTCACTGGCCAACGCCGCCAATACCGGCTTTACCGTCTCTGTGCAGTAAGGTTTTATGAGGGCGCGGGCTCTGTAACCCCGTGTCGGTTCGAGGGAGGGCGGCGTCTCGTAATGAGCGCCGCCCATTTTTTCATAGGGGTCCCCGTAGACAGGTCCACGTCTGTGGGGTGGTTGAGGTGAGGACAAATGCAAAACGTAGTGCTCTACAAAGAACCGATCTTTGTTGACTTCGACCGCCGGCGGCGCGTGGAAATCAATCTTGGCTCCGAGATACTGATCCGCAACGCCGGCGGCAAAGAGGCTCCGGCATGGGAAGAAGTGGGCCACCGTATCAACCCGGCCACGGGTGAGCGGGAATGGGCGCTTGCCGTCAATGAAGACAATCTCCGCCTTTACCTGTGGGCAGCCTTGCAAGAGGACGCAAAGGCGCACAGCGAGACGCTCACCATGGAAGACTTGCGGTGGTTGAGTGAGCGGCATAACTGGGCGGAGCAAGGCGTGTTGGCAATCCGCCGCGCTCTCAATCAGTATTACGGCGGAGCTGCCCAGGCGAATCCGAGACCCACAAAGTCAAAGCGCCGCGCCGGTAAGCAGACCACATGGGAAGACGCCTTCCGTATCGTCTGCGGTGAGCTGGGGTTCGCGCCCGATGCGTTCTACCGTCTCCAGTACAGCGAGTTGATTCTCATCCTTGAGGGCCGCTCCGCGCGTCACAAGCGCGAGACGCGCGAACGCCGCGAGGAGTCCGCATGGAAGGTGAGCTGGCTGCTCATGCCTCACAAGAAAGCCGACGCCGATCCCATCACTCCCGATCAACTCATGGGCCGCAAACAGCGCGGCAAGCCCGCGCCGGCGTTTGAGAGTGACGAAGCCAAGGCACGTGCGCTGGTGACCGCATTCAGGGCACAATCGAAACAGGCGGTGAACGATGTCGAGTAAAGGCGGCGTGATCGTTGTCGTATCCGGCGAAGATAAGACCGGCGAAGTCTTCAACGCAATCAAGAAACACTTGGATGAGACTGAGGCGAAAGCCAAAGAGGCTTCCAGTTCCCTCGCAGGTATCGGACAGAGCTTGATGCAGGGCCTCCAATACGCCGGCATCACGGTTGGCATCGGAGAGGTTGTCAACGGCTTAAGGGAAATGGTCACCTCTACCATGGAGGCCGGCGTACAGATAGGCAAACTCCATCAACAAACCGGGATCTCGACAGATAGCCTTTCGGTGCTCAAGTACGCCGCCGCCGCCAGCGGTGTTGAGTTTGAGACGGTGGCTAAATCGGGAAAGAAACTTGCCGAGGCCATTCATGAGACGGACGCCGGCAAGCTCTCTGAGGGCTTCAAAATCCTTGGCATCTCCGCCGAGGAAGTAAAGACCAAGGGCAACGACATGTACGGCGTCATGGAGTTGGTTGCCGATAAATTCCAGCAGATGCCCGATGGTATCGAAAAGAACGTTGCCGCCGTCAAGCTCTTTGGCAAGGCCGGCCAGGACATGATTCCGATCTTGAATCAAGGCTCGGAGGTCCTTGAGAAAATGAAATCGGAGGCACCCATTTTCAGCGATGAGGACCTCAAGAAAATGGAGGACATGCACCACGCCTTGAACGATCTGGACGCCGCGTGGAAGCGTCTAAGCCTCACCATCACCGGCACAGCCGCGCCGGTCATTACTGCCTATGTCAACGATTTTGCAGAGGGCATGGATACCATCATCTCCTCGGCGAAAGACATGTGGCACTGGCTTTCCGATGACGGAAAGCACCCACTTGATGAATACCTGGCACAACTTCATGCCGCGCAAGATCTTGCCGCCTCGACGGCACATGCAACTGGCCCGGCGAAACTACCGCCTACTGATCCCGAGGTGCTAGAGAAACAGAGTCGTGCCCGTATGCAGGCTGATCGCACATCGCTCGCGGAGCAACAACGCCAGCACGCTATGTCAATCGAAGATGAGATAGCGTTCTGGCAAAAGAGAATCGGTGCGTTTCAGCGTGGCTCATCTCAATACCTGGAAGCGTTAAACGAAATCAACCGACTCACCAAAGAGGTGGCCACTAAGAACGCTCAAGAACAAAAGAAGATCACTTCAGAATTTGTGAGCGAATCGATTGCGGACGCCAAAAACGCACAGAGTGAGAACGACCACATTACCGAGGCGATTACAAAGACGTGGGAAGACACCCTCAAAGCGCAAGAGGAATCGGCTCAGGCGGAGGCGACCGCAGCAGAGGTGCGTTCCGCTGCTACCGCTAAGGTTGCCGAGGCTGCCGTGGAGCACGACAAAGCTGCTAAATCAATCAGCGACGAGGCCGCCGCTCAAGCTGTGGCTTCGATCCGCGCCAAGCAATATGCAGCCGATATTGTGGTTCTCAATGCGCTCTTGAACGAGTTGGAGCAAATCCAAAGTCGCGGCGGGGATACAAGTAAAAAGCGAAACGAAGTGCAGAACCAGATAACATCATTAGGTGGCGAAGCTGCTGCGAACTCCCTGATAGCTGCGCCAATTTCTAAGAACAATGCCCAAAGCATCGATAATGAGGCGGAAAAATTCGCGCATGGCCTGTTCGATCCGCTCTTCGACCTGGGCGAAAAGTGGGATAAGCAGTGGAAACAGATTCGCGCCAACATGCTCAAAGACATTGGGCAGACGGCGGAGTCTCAGCTTTTCGGTGAGTTGTTCGGCGATCCCTCCGGACGCGGAGGCAAGGGCTGGGATGGCAGCGGCGCACATGGGGCGGGTACCGGAGGGCACAACGGCCTGGTAGGTCAGGGGATCGGCGGCGCGGAGAGCTTACTGAAGGGCTTGTTTGGCAAGAAATCCGGCCCGACATCGAACGGGACCGGCAACGCCGGGGCGGGAACCGTGCTCAGTTCGGTTGCTGGGGCCTTGCAGGTAGGGAAGGGTTCCGGATCGGGCGCGGGCGGCGTACAAGTCATCCTGAACAACATGGGCACGCCCCAACAGGTAGATTCAACCCAACAATCGAGCGGCCAGGCGGAAGCGATGATCCTGCAAATTGTCTTGAAAGATCAGGAAACCAACGGGGCCATCACCCAAGGTTTCGCCGGCATGTTCGGCCATTAGCGGTAGAGGTATAATGCTGGCCATGCGAAAAACTCTGTTGTTCCTGTGCGCTCTTTGTTCTCTGTGCGCTGTCTGTGACGCGCAACAGACTCCTGTTGCGGATGCCACGGTTCATTTTTATCGTTATAAGCAGTATGAGGGAGTCCTTCTCAAACCCTCGATTTACTGCGATGGGAATGAGGTCGGGAGAATTCAAGGTGGCACTGTGTTCGATGTCAGGCTGTCACCTGGACCCCACACGTTTTATGCCAATGACAAGCAAGCTGGAGCGGTTGTCACACTTGAGCCGGGGAAAGAGTATTTCTTTAGGACTGATCTTCAGACCGGATTCTGGAAAGGCCATTTTCGGCTGACAATGGTGATGCCAGAGCAGGGTGCGTTTGACATTGCCAAGCTCAAGCCACTGAGCGACACTCCCCGCTAATCGGCGGGGAGTTCTTTTGGCTTCTGCTCTCCACATGCAGCCCAAGCTAACGCAACCACCCAGCCGATGAACGTCCATCCCAGGAAGATATTCACCACACCTATACCCGCGCCAGCCTTGCAGCGGCGGGAAGCCGCAACCCACAAGGGTAGAAAATAAAGTACAGCGATCAACCCAACTAAAACGATCCCATCCACTGAGCTTCCGTTCACGGCTACCCTCCGGAGTTGCGACCGCAGTCTACCACACACCCCAACCGTTACGATGTGATACGCAACCCGCGCGCCATGATCTGACGCCATGTACCCGCCCATAGCTCCGGGAATGCCGCTTGCGCCGCGCGCTCTACGTCCTGTTGCATCTCGAGCCTTGGCTTGATGTGTGCCTCCGGAATGAGCAGGTAAAACGGGTAGGCGTCCCGATCCGTCCAGTACCGGCCCATGATGGCCTTGTGCCCGTCGCCGAGGCTCTGCACAAAGAAAACGAACCCCTGCACCACTTTCTGGTTGCGCAGTGCGATCTGGCCTTTGCGCGTGTGGGCCGTGAACCGGCCGCCCACCGCAGTGAGCAGCGCCCCAGGCTTTAGTTCCGCCGGGATGATCCCTGGGGCCAACTGCCGGAGATATTTGGTTGGCACCGAGACGTAATGGTGCCCGCCCCACGGGACTTTCTCTCCACCATCCTCTTGAATGCCAAGATAATCAGGGTGCCCTGGCGTGTCGGTGTGCGTGTGAACGTCCGCCTCGATCACCGCGCCATTCTTTTCTGCCGGCTTGATGCGGATGCCTCGCTGTGTGAAGTTGTTCCGTAGTGTGAACTTGCCGCCCAGGTTCTCTTGAACCACGGTCTGGCCGGCCTTGGCGCATCCCGTCAACGTCTTTGCCAGCGCAAACGGCAAGCTCTTGTGTTGTAGCTCATCCAAGCCCGCCACCGCTTCACTCACATCCACCGTCGCCTTGAGTTGCATAGCTCTATTTTCCACCCCATTGGCATGGACCCGCCAACGGGGACCCCGGATTTTGCGGCCTTTTCCAATATCGCCGCATGGTTGAGGTATGGCGACATTCCCGCTCATCTTTCCGTCACTTTCGCGCCAACCTTCGATGGACACCTCGAAGAAAACCGAGGATGACACGATCCGCGATCCGGCGGAGAGCGGGTATGTCTCCACCCGCCCGCGTGGGACCCGCGCCCGGCGTACCTGGCCGTTCAACGTCCGCAACCTCGTAGCGGAAGACATCCGCGCGTTGGACGAGTTTTTCATGTCGCCCAGCTACGCGGCGCGCGGTGGCAACAGCTTTCTCTTTCCCAACCTCCTGCCCAATTGGTCCTTTGAGTTTCCGGCCCTCACGGCCTCCGATCTTGTCTTGGGGTGGAACATCTCCAGCGCGCCGGTTCAGGAGTCCATCGGCATCGGCACTACCACGGTTGCGGACGGCACCCAGGTAATCAAGTTCGGAACCGTGGCCACAAATACCATTGCCGCGAACACAACCGTCACAGGCGCGCTCAACTGTGATCTGGCAGTGCCCTGCAAGCCCGGAGAGGTTTACGTCTTCACAGCGGCCCTGGATGCGATCCAGGGCACACTGGCGGCGGGCGTGCTTGGCGCGCAAGTGAGCGTGTCTTACTTGAATGCTGGCGGCGGAGCGCTGTCAACGGTAAACGGCACGGCGGCAACCATCGGCGTGGGATGGCAGACGTACGGCTATCAGTTCACCGTGCCGGCCAGCGCGGCCAGCTTCAAAGTGAGTCTCCTCGTCACGCTTACCAACTCCACCGCGTCGGCCATCACGCTTGACGGCTCCGCATCGGTTTCTTGGGACACGGTGGGTTGCAGCTTGCTCACGCCGCTCACGCCCTACGGCCGCATGGTTGGATCGCAGTCGCTTGGCTGTCTTGTGCGCTTCTCTTCTCTGCCTGAAATCGCAGACATCGGCTGGGGCAACGGCGTGAAAGTCTACGGAGCCAAGCTCGAACTGACGGAGGTATAACCGTGCCCACTGCCGTCTCTCCCATGGCCGTGCTCTCCCTGGCTGCCCAGCGCGATAAGTTCGTGCTGGCCTCCGGAGACGCCTGGCTTCTGTTGCTCGACATCATTTGGAACGGGCAACACATGCGCTTTGCGCGCAACGTTGACCCGATCCAATTCGACGCCGGCGATGGCAACGGCGTACAGACGTATCAACCATTCAACTTTGAATTCTCCGCTGAGCAGCCAGGCTCTGGACAACTGCCCACGATGGTGCTCAAGGCATCGAATACCATGCGCATCCTGCAAGGCATCATTGAGCAGTACGGTGGCCTCGCGGGTGCCACGGCAAACGTGTACGTCTACAACACCGCGCATCCCGCCGGTGAGCCGGACTTGGCTGTCTCCACAACGATAATGAAGTCCGTGAGCACGGCGGAAGTGGTCACGTTCTCTCTCTCCGCTCCCAGCCCATTGCGGCAACTCTTTCCCAAGTACCTTTACCGAGCCAATTTCTGCATGTACGTTTCGCACTACAAAAGCATCTGGTGTGGATACACCGGATCGCTCACCAACTGCGATGGCACGTACAACGGCGCGAACGGCTGCAAGGTGCATAACAATGCCGGCCGCTTCGGAGCGTTCCCAGGCATCGGAACCAACGGCACAGTGCTGGCGGCACAAAACTAACCGGGGTCCCTGGCGGCGGGTCCATGCCGCTGGGGTGGAGAACTAGATGCAGACCATCCCTTACTCACTGTGGGCAGACTTGCTAGGAAAGCCGTGGCGTGAAGACGCGCGCGGTCCAGATGCCTATGACTGTGTTGGCTTACTGCTGGAGATAGAGCGCCGTCTCGGCGTTCCGGTGCCCGCGTATGCAAGCGCAGTGGAGGCCGTAGAGCTTGCCGTTGCCGATTGGGAGTTAGTTGCGGACCCAGCTCCCGGTGACGCCATACTTATTCGCTCCCTCAATCCACGCTGGCATATCGGTGTGGTCTGCGGAGATGGTTGGATGCTGCACAGCCGCGAGGGCGTTGGAGTCCTAAAAGAGCGGTATAACTCGTTTCCGTGGAAAGCTCGAATAGAGGGCTTCTATCGATGGAAACAAGTTCTAACTTCCCGTCCTTAAATCCACCCGCGCAAGTTGTCTCCATTGTCGAGTGCGCCGCGCCCGCTTATGTTCTCCCGGACATCGAGCGCACGCTCACCTCGCGCCCTGTGCGCATCCTTGTCAATGACAATCCTTTCAAGCCTGAAGAGCACCGCGTCTTTGAGATACCGACATTCAATAACGAAAGCATGGCCGCGATTATCGAGCGCGCGTTGGACGGGGATGTCAAAGACGCGCTGAGCTTCGCTGAGGAACACCAAGCCGCCGAGTTTAGGAATGAGTTTCGGCTTGCGGATTTCAAGTGCAGCCTCAACGGTGACCGCGTCCTTGACGAGGACTTATCTTCCACCGAAGTTGAGCCGGGAGACGAAATAGTTCTCTATCCGCGCGCCGCCGGCGGCAAGGTGTGGGAGATGGTGAGCATGTTGGCGCTCACCGTGCTCTGTGCGGCCATCACGGCGGGCGCGGGCGGAGTCGGTTTCCTGGCCTTCCTCGGACCCTATCTCACTACCGGCATGGCCGCCGCTATCTCTGCCGGCGTGGGCATGGTGGGCAGCCTGCTTATCTCCTGGGCGTTCTCTCCAGGGCAGCAAAGTTCCCCGGCATGGTCCGCAAGTTATGACCCCACCGGCCCCAAGGGTCTCGCACAACCCGGCGTGCCCGTCCCCAAGGGGTACGGCACCATGGGTTGGTGTGGCAACGTCATTTCGTCTTATGTGAACTTCGACGGAAAAGACGCTTACATCAACTGCCTTGTCTGCTACGGATGGGGCCAGGCCGTGAGCATTTCCAACGTGCTCATCAATCAACAGCCCATCTCCGTCTTTAGCAACTGCTCCTATCAGGTGCGCCTGGGCACCAACAATCAAGCGCCTATTGACGGCTTTGACCGCACAACCAACGGCTACCCGCAAAAGATTGAGATGCTCATCTCGAACGGGCCTATCGTGGTGCAGGGCACGGGAACCAACGTCCAGGGGTTGGACATCACCGTCAAGTTCCCCTCTGGCCTCTACCGCATCACCGGCGACGGCAACGATGTACCACTCAAGGTGATTTACAAGATTGAGGTGTCGCCGCATAACACCAACACCTGGACATCTCCGCTCTTCCCGAACAACACACAGACCGTTGCCACCACGCATAGCGACGGAACGCAGACCTGGCCCGCATGGGTTGTGGTGCCCACCGATCGCTTTGCCGGTTCAGGCATCGTCTACGCCAGTGACAATGGCACCCACACGCCCGGCGACCTGTGGAGCAACACACAAACGGTGACCACGAACAACGTGGACGGCACAACCTCCAACACCTCGGCCACGTTCAAGGGTGAGTGGCAGCCGTGCGACCCCAACCTCAACCAAGCTCTTGTTACCAGTTGGTGGCAGGGTTACCGCATTGTTGAGGACTGCACTTTCTCCGCGTTCTTTGACACCGTGAGCGTCTACGGGCTCACTTCCGGCCAGTGGGATGTACGCATAACCAAGGTGGCGTGGGAGTGGGATAACAACCACTACATCTTCTACAGCGATGCAACCAGCTCTCAAACCGTCTGCGATTGCTGGCTGTGGAACATCAATGAGATTTTCTGGTCGAATCTCTCGTACCCGAACATGATCCTTGTGGGCGTCAAGGCTCTGGCCACTTCACAGTTGAACGGCGGAAGCATTCAACTCATGGCCACCATCAAGCATGACATCGGCGCGGATACCGTGATCCCCGCGCGGCTCTCCAGCTACGAGCATGACAACCCGGCCATCGTGGCCTATGACATGCTCGTCAACCCGCTCTATGGCATGGGCATTGCCGCCAACCTGATCGATGTTCCCGCTTTCGTCGCATGGGCCGCGTTCAACGATCAGATGGTGACGAATCAGGACGGCTCCCAGGTGCGCCGGCACATCTTCTCGGGAACCTTTGACCAAGCCGGGGATGCGTGGCACGCGCTCGGCATCATCGGCGGCATGAGCCGCGCTTCCATCATTCAGCTTGGAATGCGTTACAGCGTGATCCTCGACGCGCCCGGCGATCCGGTACAGCTCTTCACTGTGGGCAACACCAAGAAATCCAGCTTTCAAGAGCAATGGATGGCTCTCGATGATCGCTGCACGCTGATTGAAGTTGACTTCGCCGACGCCGCCCGCAATTACCGCATGGACTTGCCCGTATCCGTCATGACGGCGGCGGACATCAACAGCGGCTTGCAACCCAAGATCACGCGCACCAAGCTCACCGGATGCACAAGCCGCGACCAAGCCTGGCGCTGGGCTTACTTCCATCTGATGAGCACCAAGCTCACGTTGCGCACGGTGCAATTCAGCGCGCCCGTTGAGGCCGTCTGCTGTTCGCTTGGATCGGTGATCGCTCTCCAGTCCGATGTTGTGCAATGGGCCGTGGGTGGCCGCGTACAAGCCGGTTCCACCCTCAACACGTTGAGCGTTGACCGCACCGACCTGACCTTTGCAGCGGCCTCCGGGTGGACGGTGAGCGTACAGCATCCCGTGGTGCAACGCGGAACCGCACAGGTGCAATCCGTCTCCGGCCTCAACGTCACCATGACGGCCGCGCTCCCCACCGGGCGCATTGTCAAGGCCGTTGACGGACCCGGAAACGAGTACATCGTTACCGGATACTCCGGCTCAACCATCACGCTCTCAGGCAGCACGGGGAGCCTTGCCGCCGGCCAGGTGCTCACGCTCTACGACTGCAATGTGATTGACAACCTCAGTGTCACCGCCGTTGCTGTCACGCCGGGATTTGGCTCGGTGGTTTCCGTCTCGGGGCAGTTCTCCGCCGTGCCCTCGAAAGACAGTGCCTGGGCTTATGGCCAAAGCGCCGGTGCCCAACCCGCCAAGCTCTTCCGCGTGGTGAGCATCAAGAAATCCGGTGACTTCAACTTTGACATCGGGGCCATGGAGTACAACGCCACCATCTACACCGACGTGGTGCCCAACTACGGCGAGATTGTGGGCGTGCCCGATTCCTCGCCTGTGATTACCGACCTCACGTTGGTTGAGCAGTTTCAAAACGGGACCCTCACCGGCTCATCCAACTCCGCTGTTGTCTCCGTTGGCTGGCGCAACAATAACACCGCCGTGGGTGCCCAGGTGCAGGTGCAAGCCTCCGGCGGAACATGGAACACGCTGGGCAACATTCAAGGTCAGAGCTGCACCTTTGTGGGCACCATCGGCACCACGTACAACGTGAGCGCAACCGGATTCGATTGGCAAGGAAACTTGCTAGGCAACCCGGTTACGGGCTTGATTACCGTGCAAGCCTCCACCAACGTGCCCGCCAACGTCACCGGCTTTAGTTGCGCCATCAACTCCAGCGGCCTGCCGGTGCTCACCTGGGCGGCCGTCACCGGCGCGGATCACTACGAGATTCGCTACCAAGGCAGCCAGGACTATTACCCGTGGGACACGGCGACCGTGCTGTGGGATGGCACCGGAACAACGTGGACGGATACCACGCTCCGCACGGGCATGTACATGATTGTCGCGGTGCTTTCCGTGGCCGCCGGCGGCCTCATGAGTCTCATCCCGGCGTACATCACGCCGTATCCCGATCCGCCCATTGTCACCATCTCGCAGAGCGCCACCAACACAAGCGGGAGCGGCGGAAGCGCAACGGCAAGCGCCGGCGTCACGGTCAATTCAAACGGTTCTGTCACTACGGCTGCAATCGTGTGGCTCACCATCTCATGGACGTGGCCCAGCAACTATCCCACGCCGTCCGCCTTCAACGTCGTCGCCTTCACCGGGTCCGATCCAACGGCGGCGGCTAACTACCTTTTCGATATGGTCACGGTCGGGGCTACCACCACGTCCTACACCGTACCCGTTTGCCCAACCGCCGCAATGAGTATCGTCAACGCGGCTGTAAGGAGTGTGTATGCCTAATTCGCCTTGGACTGAAACAGGAAGCTCGATCAGTTTGGTGCCGTCAACCACCACGATTGGAAGCGATCCGGAGAACGTCAACTATCTGTCGAATCAAGACAAGATAAACCTGATGGCGCAATACACCGCCGAGTTGGCAATGAAAACCTCTCTGGATACGCTGGCCTCAACATGGAGAGTGTCCAGCACTTTCTATGACAACGCCGTCGCCGCTATCAGCACGGCGCTTATCAATGCCGGCGCGCCGTCGAACTGGGCAACCACCTGGCCGGATGGCACCACGAGCGGCCCGTGGCCCGGCATACAAACATCGCTGGCCAACCTGTGGGCACAGGTGGCAACCCAGCGCACGGCGTTGCAGTCGTCTGTATCGGCTTCCCAAGCGGCGGCTGCCCAAGCGGCGGCCATTTCTACAGCAGTCGCCCAAGCACTCGCCTCCGCGCCTGTCCAAGTGTCCAGCCTTCCAACCCTGCCAAATGCAGCCTATCCAGCCGGGCGCATAGTTTGGAACACCGCAGACGGTCACCTTTACATAAGCGCCGGGAGTACATGGACAGCCTCAACCGTAGCGGCGGCCAACATTAGCGGAACGTTGGCCGCCGCGCAGGTTGCCAGCTTGGCCGCGTCACAGATTACAGGAGCGGTTGGCTCAAGCAACCAGTGCGCCAACAGCGACTTTATGGTCAGCAGCGGAGGGGTGCCCACCAACTTCAATATTTATAACAACGGAGGCATCTCGATCACTCCAACAGTTGCCGCCGGAGGCGCAATCGGGACGGCGAACTATTGGCGGCTGACTACAAACGCCGCAGTAACAAACACTTTCGGCTTTTATTTGAGCGCCGGTTCAGCGTTCGGCGGGTATGTGGCAAACACTAACTATGTCCTCAGTTTCTACGCCAGAGCATCGACCAACCCCAACGCTCTCAATATAAGGGACGCGTGGAATCGCGGTCCTGCCGTGGTGACTTGGCTCCAAAGCCCGGTGCTCACGACCTCATGGCAGCGTTACGCCGTTCTCATCAACTTTGGCAACAATGCTATCGACGCAAACGGCTTCTTTACGGTCACAGGCAACATGCCGAGCGGCGTCAACCTGGACTTTTCGTGTGTGCAGGTACAGCAGGGAGACACGCTGGGCGGATGGGCACCGCCCTCAATCAGCGCCGCCAACCCGATCATGCCGGCGAATGTCTCCACCTTCATCGGGGCAAGCTCAATTTCAACCGGGCAGATTGCAGCCAACACGATCACTGCCACCAACATTGCCGCTGGGGCTATCACGGCAACGCAGATCGCGGCTCAAACGATCACAGCCGGACAGATCGCCGCCGGTACGGTGACCTCCGCCAACATCGCGGCTGGCACTATTCAGGCGTCGAACATCGCCGCTGCAACCATCACGGGCGGCAACATCGCGGCGACCACAATCACCGGCTCCAACATTGCTGCGGACACCATCACAGCCGCACAGATTGCGGCGGGGGCCATCACCGCAAGTGAACTGGCCGCAGGGTCGGTTACAACCGCCGCACTCACAGCAGGGTGCGTCACAGCCGGGAACATTGCTTCCGGAGCGATCACAGCAAACATGATTACCACCGGCACGCTCAACGCGGCCAATGTTGCTGTGACCAACCTCAACGCCAGCAACATCACCACGGGCACTCTCAGCGCAAACATGGTGCTCTTTCCGGACGGCACGGAGTTGAGCACAGCCAACCGCGTTGTGACCATGTTTAAGCAGCCATCATCGGACAACATTGCTGTGGGATCAGATAACGCATTGATTCCGGGGTTGAGCTGGCCAGTAACTGTGCATTCGGGAGCCGATGTGTTCAACTTTTTCGGAGCGCTCACCGCAGAGCAGACATCCGGCGCGGCCAACAACCCTGTGAATGTCTATTTTTATGTGGATGGGGTGTTTGCGGGTTCATATCCTTGCGTCCCGCGATTTCCAACGCTGAGCACGTGGTATGTCTTTCCAATCGCCGCGACGGTTAGTGGGTTAACCACGGGCGCGCATACCATAGCGATTTACGCCAACAATAACGGGTATCCCTTCACCGTAAAAGCGGAAACCCGCGTCACCTGTCAACAAATCTACTAACGGTAGATCACGCCGGGCACGGGGGCCTGGCAACCCGACGCGAGATACACATCCGGGGCCTTGCAGACAGGCAAGAACAGGTTATGAATCGCAAAGGGAGCCGTGATCGATATATCCGCCGCCGTCATCGCTAAGGCCAACTTGCGATGGTGGCGTGCGGATAGCCTCCGCGCCACCCAGTATTGCGCGTAAACCATCCCGCCGGAGTAGAGGGCCATCACCGGCGGATGATTGGCAATCCATCCCGGTAGCGTTCCCTCTTTATTGCCTGCCGATTCCGCCCAATGCGTTGAGTAGACATCCAAGCCCCGCGCCGCCGCGTCGGTGGCCAGCAGCGCCCATTCCGCGCGGTCAAGGCGCGGCGTAGGGGATTCAGGCAAAGACTGCGCATAGCCAACATTGGCAAATACCAAGACGAATGCGAAAAGAATCCCCTTCATCGTTCACCTCAAAGGTCGGAGCTTAACTCGTTACCGGCTAGATGTCGAGTGACAGCCGCCACTACTCCCAAAATGGCCCGCTTTTCGTGATCCGCGCCACACTCACCGTAGAGGTTGAGCGATGCAACTGAGTGCGGCTGGGCTTGCGCTGTTGAAACAATCCGAGGGCTTCCGTGGCAGCCGATACCTTGACGTTGCCGGCATTCCCACCATCGGCTACGGTCACCGCCTGTTGCCCGGCGAAAGCTATCCCAACGGAATCACCGAGGCGGAAGCCACGGTGATGCTGAGCCGCGACGTGGCCATCTCCGAGGGCGCTGTTGCGCGCATGGCGCGGGTCACGCTCACGCAAGGGCAGTTCGATGCGCTGGTTGATTTTGTTTTCAACCTAGGGCAAGGCCGGCTGGCAAGCTCCACGCTGCTCAAAGACTTGAACGCGGGGCAATCGGATGCGGCTGCCCTCCAACTCTTGCAATGGGATCACGCCGGCGCAAAAGAGTGTGCCGCGCTCAAGACACGCCGCGCGGCGGAGTACCAACTTTGGACCGGGCATATCCCGGCAAAATAACAACCTCAACCATCAACCGGCCAACAGGCCAAAGGAAGGTTATTCGCATGGGCAATGTTTTTGAAACTATCGGGCACGATGTCAAGGTCGGTGCCGAGGATGTGGGCAAGGGCGTCGAGAAGGCCGTCGAGTTTGCCATCGTTCACCCCATCGAGTTCTGTGTCAAGGCTGAGGCGGTGATTGCCTCAGCGGTCAAGGATTCGCCGGAAGTCAAGACGGCCGTGCTGGGCCTTGTGAAACAGGCCACCGGCGTGATTGGCGACGTCGCCACGGCCACGGCAGAAAAGGGCATCAACCTTGCCGACGATGCCAAGGCCCTTGCAGACGCCGAGGCATTCTTCAACTACTTCAAGAGCACGTTCATTCCGCTCGTGGAGTCCCTGTACGCCGAAGTCAAGGCGGACATTCAGTAAGTTCGCATCATTCACAACCCAAAGGCTCCGCTAACTCGCGGGGCCTTTGCATTTGTAGGCATAGTGAACTTAGGGAGTTATGCCATGTCTTTCGATGACACTACCGCCATCCATGAATTGACGAACGAGGTGCGCGGTATGCGCGGCGATCTTCGCGACACACTTACCAAGCTGTTCGGCGATGCGACCGCCGAAAACTCGCACGGCCGCGTGCCACGGCTTGAAATGCAGGTTGACGATCACGAGCAACGGATCGACAGTCTCGAAGCCCTGAAACAGCGCGGAGCCGGCGCGTGGTGGATGATTCTGCGCATTGCCGCCGTGGTGGCTGTGAGCGCCGATCTGGTCTATCACATCGTCACCATCGTGAGGCACTGATGCCAACCGTCTCCGCAAGCGCGCGCCGCAAGATTGAACGTCTGGCCCGTGAGGGTAAGTCGTCTCGTCAGATTGCCAAGCTAGTGGGCCATCACGATACCACCGTGCTCCGCTACATGCCGGAGGACGCCAAGCGCCCGCGCGTCGAGGCCAAGCCCGCGCAGACCGTCACCGATGACATGAGCAAAGACAGCCGCGTCATTTCGATGCCAAAGACGCGCATCCACACATTGGATGAGCTGTTGAAGTTCTGCGAGGTGGATCGGGACGTATGGGAAGTTGAGCGGTACGTCTGCAATAAGTGGGAAGTGGGCGCGGCGGATAAGCGCGACGGCAAGCTCCGGGGAATCATCGTGGAGCCGCTGTATCAGATCAAGGTCTGGCTCAAAAAGAAAGTGGAAGTGCAGCGCCTCAAGGATGAGGTCGAGCGGTTCAAGACAGAGGCCGCGCGCTACTCCCCCAAGTTCCCGCATATCGTGCGGATGCGCTCCCAGTACAGCTCCGGCGTGTGGGTTGAGCCATCCCTCTACGATCACCATTTCGGCGCGCTGATATGGGCAAAGGAAACCGGCCAGGACGATTACGATTGCGCCATTGCCAAGCGTTGCTGGGGCCAGGCGCTCTCTAGCCTCTTGGATCGCACCGCCTCATTCAATCCCGAGGGCGCGCTCTTTGTGATCGGCAACGATCAGCAGAACGCAGACAACCGCGCCGGCACAACCGAAAAGGGCACCTCGCAATCGATGGACACGCGCTATGAGAAGGTCTATTCGATTTCGCGCGATGCCACCAAGTGGGCTATCGATCAGATGTTGGCCCGTGGCCTCCGCGTCCACGTTCCCGTGGTGCGCGGCAATCACGATCCGTTGGCCGCATGGCATCTGGGCGAAGAGCTGGCCGCGTGGTATCGCAACAATCCCCGCGTGACCATTGACAACGCGCCCACGATGCGCAAGTGGTGGGAGCACGGCGTCAACATGCTCATGCTCTTGCACGGCAACGCCGGCAAGCTCGAAGACTACGGCAAGACGATGGCCGCCGAACAGCCCGCCATGTGGGGCCGTACGCACTGGCGCGAAACGCACAGCGGAGACAAGCACCAAAGGAGGCTGATTGAGCAGCCCGGCTGCACCGTGCGCATCCTGCCATCGCTCCGGCCTCCATGCGCCTGGAGTGCGGAGAACATGTACCAATCCATCCGCGCGGCCGAGGCTTTTGTGTGGTCAAAGACAGAGGCACTGATAGGCGGCGCAACCTACTCGATATTGCCCGGCCAGATGAGCGGATCGGGTAAGTAAATGTGTTGTGTTGTTTCGTACGATACAAAATCAAAGAAGGGGAGAGCATGAGTCAAGCTGTGCTTGAGAGCACCGTTACGCAACACCAATTCCTCAACGCCAAGTTCCTTGAGGCGATGAACGAAATCGGCAAGTATGGGAACGAGAAGTACGGGAAGGATAGTTTCCACCAACGCGCCCTGGCTGGAGACAAATCGCGCGGGAGCCTGGCGCGTACGGATTCAGAGGTGATCGCAAACCATGCGTTGAACCACTTCGCCGAATACCTGGCCGGCTTACCGCACGATCACTTCCAAACCCGCAAGCATCAACTCGCGGCCGTGGCCTTCAACGCTATGATGGAGTTCTATTTCGCCGGGCTGGAAGACGAGTCTACCTAGAGCGCGCCGCCGCCGATCCGGAGACAGCGCGCCCGTTCGGTTACACCTGTGGTTGTTGAGCGTTGTAGTGCTGTGCCGTCTCCGGCGTGATGTGGCCCGCAAGGCGCGGGTCGCGCTTGACAAAGCACGAATTCAAGAGGTCGGTCAGGCGGCGCAACTCCAGCCGTTGGCCGGCCTCTTCTATGCTCTGCTCATCAAACTCCTTGGATCGAAGGAACTTTTTCAGCACTACCGCAAACATGATTGCGTCGTCGCCGCGAACGAATACACCTGGCCAGTCTTCCCCAAAGCGTACCGGGCCGGTTTCGATGCGTTCGTTGTTCAAAGGAAATTCCATTGTCTTGCGTCTCATTGTTTCTCCTGTCTTGAGTGTCTCGCTTATGCGGATTTGCGCACCATGCGCGGCCCCGGTTTGATGCGGTCCTCTTTGTTGAGTTCAATGGCCATCACCGCGTCGTATTTCGTTTGCCGGCGGTGATGGCTGTAATACTGCATCATTTGCTCTGTCACATGGCCGGCAATGGCCCGCACCGTCTCCGGCTCCACGCCGTTTTCCAAGAGCCGCGTGATGCACTGATGCCGGAGGTCGTGCGGGTTGAGGTGAATGAATCCCGTGGCCGTGCGCAGCTTATCCCAACTCTTGCGCAGAAACCACCGCGTTGCCGGCCGCGACGGATCGTACTTGGCATTTCCTACGGATGCGCGCTCGCCTTTCTTCACCCGGTTGAGGCGGAAGGGGAACAAGTAGTGATCCGGATGCGTCGATCCAATCTCCAGCGCACGTTTGTAGCACTGCTCAACTGCCCACCGCGCCGTACGGTTCAACGCAATCTTGCGGGGCCGCGAGTTGTTTTTGACCGCATCTTCCGGGATGTAGATTTCGGAGATGTCTTTGCTATCCCGTAGAAAGATGTTCTTGAGCCGCAAGCCGCGCAACTCACAGCCGGCCGCCGTCGTGTTGTTGGTGATGCACGCGACCCAGTAGGCAAGCGCGGCCTCGGGATGGCTTGCCGCTTTACTGAACAAGTCCTCCTCATCCTCTTCTGAAAGAATGTCGCGCGGGCTCCACTTCGGAATGCCCTCCGCCGAATAGTAGGGTTTGATCTTCTCCCACAATTTGCAGTGCTTGAGGATTTGGCCCAGCGCGGAGATTTCATGGTTGATGATCGAATGCCCGGCGGCGCGCGTCCATGGATGCTCCTCACGTCCGTTGACGGGGAGGGTGTTGGTTGCCCGCGCAAGCTGATACTCACGCAAATGACCTGGGGTGATGTCGCAAAGACGGATCGCACTGAAAAACTTCTCCAGTGCGTCTATGTACCCTTGATTGGATTCGTGGGTGCGCGGCTTGAGGTTCCGGCGTTGTCTCCGTATGACCATCCAAAGCGTGGACGCTTGACTGAAAGGCAACCGAGAAAAATCTGAATCGATCTGAATCAAAAGCAAGTTAGCCTCGATACACGCAGGACAGTTATGGTGGTCAGCGGTGTGTTGTAGCCTGATTTTGCGGGCCACCGCGCTGGCCGGTGTGCTCTTCAATGAATTTTTTGGAATACGCGTCATTCTAGGCCGCCCCCCTTGTCAAA